ACTCTACCATACACCTTACCATCTTCTTGGACTACATCTATCCAAGACTTAATCTGAGAAACCCTCTTCTGCAATAGAAGATAGTGAGCAATCTGTAGTGCTTCAGGAATATCTTTGATTCGTTTCAATGTTCCTTCATCAACAATAGGATGCCCTGTAGGTGTCAGGTTCTCAGGTTTCCAACCTTTCTCTATCAATCTCTTTGAGATTTGTTGTCTAGAGTTAGGGTTGAACTCTTCCACACTATCACTTAGTTTCTTACCTGTCTTCTCTGAGTATCTTTCAGTAATGATAGGTGGGAATATTTCTTGTAAATCTTTTTCTATCTTGTCTGCTTCTTCCTCAAGTCTTGCACATAGCTTGTCTGCCTGTTCAATGTCTAGCTTGAAACCATTCTCTTCCTGTCTGTTTACTATGGCTCTGACTTGATGCTCAAGAAGCATAGACTTCTTTGAATATTTCTTTAGTGTAGGTAATAAATGTAAGTATAATTTATATGTCAACTCAACATCTTGAATACAATACTTCAGCATCTCTTCATTGAAGTGAGAGAAGTCATTGTAATCTATCTTACCAAATCCCAATCTCTGACCCCATGACTTGAGTGAGTGACCACCTTCTAACATAGGGTCAGATAATTGTGAAAGGATAAGTGTATCTCTGACCTGTGAAAGTTTTATCTTGCTACCTGTCAGCTTGTTGAGTATGGGAGCATCAAATGATATCCCATTATGCATAATAAATATATCTACAGATTCACTCCACTTAGCAAAGTCTTTCAGAGTATCTCCATGCCATGACAATACATCTCCTTTGTCAATATCTTTGGCAACAATACAATGAATGACCTTTGCTTTGATGTCATCAGTTTCAATATCTACTATAAATTTTCTCATAAAAAGTCCTCTACGTCTGATTGGTTATTAGACTCAAGTGGATTCTCAATCTCTTTCAATCGACCTGAGTCCTTGTCATAAAGCAGGTAGGCAGAGACACCTGTCTCACCTGCATATCTATTCTTTAGAACCCTGACTGTAGTTGTATTAGCCATGACAGGGTCTTCTGCTTGTTGGTCTCTCTCTAGTGCAATGACTGCATCTGATATCTGTGCAATAGAGTGTGAACCTCTAAGCATTGATAAGGATATTTCTTTACCCTGCTCTTGACCTTTATCACCTGATGCTCTTCTCAAGTGAGACACTAGTAACATTGCACATCTAGTTTCTTCTACAAGAGAACGTAGCTTGGTCATAAGTTGGTCAATGTTTCTTCTCTCATCCTCACCTTCAATACCTGATACAAGTATGGACAAGTGGTCAATGAGTATGTATTTACAGTCTAGTGCCTTGACCATGTATCTTACTCTGTTCAGTATCTCATCAGTAGTAATAGAACCAAAGTGGTCAAAGCCATAGAACCTTCTAGTACCAATAGTCTTTCTCTCAAACTCTTTGAGTTGTTCTACTGTATAGTTCTTCTGTACTTCCTTGATATACAATCTGTCACTTGCTTCTACTGACATGATATGTAACATAGTTCTTGTAATGTTTTCTTCAAGAGAGAACACACCAATGTTATGTTCAGTATTAGTTAGTAAGTGATGCATAAGTTCTCTCATAAGAGAAGACTTGCCTGCTCCTGTGCCTGCAGTAAAGGTAACAAGTTCACCTGTACGAATACCATACAACTTCTCATTGAGTCCATCATAAGGATACAAACAAGTCTCTGTATCATCTTCCTCATAGATTCTTGAGGTGATATCTGCAAGGTTGTGTATGCCTGCAGGAGTGTAAGGTTTTGCATTCCAAAAGTCTTGAGTAAACTCCTGCTTCTTACCCTTCATAAGATACTCATTAGCATCCTTGTATCTCATGTCCATGATAAGACACTTGTTAGGTTCAAATACTTGAGCAACTTTTGTGGCTGCATTTCTGCCATGCTCATCATTATCAAAACATAATACAACTTTCTCAAACTTATTTATGTAGTCATAGTTTGCCTTGATATCTTTGAGTGCAGACTGACATCCATTCTTGATTGATATGGTTGCCCACTTAGAACCTTGTAATTCATAGGCAGACATTGCATCAATCTCACCCTCACATATAGTAAGATACTTACCACCATGAGGAAACTTCTGTTGTCCAAACATAACTGCTCTAGGTAGGTTACCTTCTGAAGAGAAACCTTTGTTCTCTACAAGTCTTATCTTATTACCTATGTGGCTATTATTAATATCGTAATAAGGATATATATGCTTAACCACATTGTGATTTCTATCGTGTAGTACTTGGACATTATAAAATTGTGTAGTCTCTTTCTTAATTGCTCTGTCAGGTATACCATCTATAACTCCACTACTAAAATTCTGATGATTACTATTTATAGAGATAGGCTTTTGTGGTTGTTCCATATCTTCATCTCCCTTTGAATAAGTTCTACATGAAAAGCAGAACTTAGTTCCACCTTCATATAATACATTTGCATCAGATGAACCACACCTGTCACAACTACCTTTCTTAACTACTTTTGATTCACTCATATCATTCCTTACTTTGTGTTAATATTTTTGCAATAGTTTCCATTGCACTTTTTTTAATTGAGTAATACTTATTATCTATCTTATTGTTATATGCAACTATACATTCATATAAGTCTTTATCTTTATCATAAGATATAACACACTCAACTTGTCTACCATCTACAAACCCATGATAGTTATCATAACCATATTGATTAGTCATCTTCTCCATACTCCTGTTTTATTATTTCATTTATAAAGTCAGTATCACTTTCAATCTTATCTGCGACTTCTTCTCTAGCATACTTCTTTGCTTCATGGTGAGTGTATCCTTCTTGGATTAACTCCTCATAGATTTCTTTGTAGAGTTTCTTTTTGTCATTATCCCAAAGATTTTTCATAGTCTTCTCTGTTCTTTATAAGTTTGTTTAAATACCATTGTGCCTTTCTTAAATCTTCAGCACCATTTTTATACCTATATCTCCATAAGTATTTCATAATGTTACCTTGAAGATAATAAGCAAAGCCTTCATCAGTCATTGCTTCAATAGCATCTATTGTTTCAATGCCTGCCTTGTTGTAGTGAGGTGGATGGTTTACCATGTCTTCTAAGGAAGGTACAGTCATACCTTCTCCTGTTTCATTACTCTCCATTAGTTTTCTTACCATGTAATCATAATACCTTTCTTGCATAATACACCTATGAATAATTAATTTTCTTTACTACATCAACGTAAGATTCTAACTTGTCATTGAAGGTAGGCTTATCCATCAACTCCATCTTGTCAATAGCTTCCCACTCATCATTAGCACTTACAATATAGGTGTTCTTAATTATCTCAATGACATTAACTTCCCATCTGTTTAGTAGTCTTGTTCTTTTACTCTGTGAAACTTTACGAATCATACCACAGTTCCTTAAATCTGTAAAGATAATTAATCATTCTTCACTCCTTTAAATGTTTTAATTACATCAGATGAAAATAATTTCTGCAAGTTTAGTAGATACATTCTGCTTGCATTATGGTCACCACCTGACACACTCTTTTTATAATCTAAGTTATCAATAATCTTACGTAAGCTATTGATATCAAAGACTAAAGTACAGAAGACTTCATCTCCTATACATAAATTATGAAACCAATAATCTGCTTCAGTAGTTTGTATACCACTTGGTTTTCCATATGACTGATACTCTATGGCAATGTTGCCTGTTCTCTGCCATACATCTCTTTCAGATTTGACTTCAATCTTTTTATCCTGCAACATATCTGCCACAAGTTTTTCCCTTACCTTACCATACTTCAAGTCCATATCAAACTTTTTCCTGTTAGGTTTAGAGGGTTCTAGGTTTTCCATTATATTCCTTTCATGTTAAATGTATAAACTTGTGTATGCTAAAATATAAAGCATTGCAAATATAGATAGTAATAAATACTTGATGTCTTCATTGCCCATTATACTACACCTTGAGTGCAATGTAAATGCATAAGAAAATTATTAGTAGTTTACCATAGTCAAGGTCATACTTTGTACCTTCACCATACTTCTTATGATAGTCTACATTAAGAAAATCTGTAATTCTATGCCACATTATATATTCTCCTCATAGTAGTTATACATTTCATTCCATCCATCTAAGTGGATACCTTTTAGTATGTGTGCAATCACATCAACTGTCCAACCATTACCAATCATCTTGTATCTTTGTGAGTTGGATACATGATTAGTGTAGTTGTCAGGTAGTGTTTGCAATCTCTCACACTCAAGAGGTGTTAGCTTTCGCCACATATCTTTAGACACTAGCACATTATCTTTCTGCACAGTAGTAAGGCAGTTAGACTTCTCATCAGCACGTACCTCTAGTTGCCTAGTGAATGATAGGTCTAGTTGGTCATCTTTCCTAGTACCATGCTCATCTAATCTACGATTCACAATCCTACCTACTGCAACCTTTGGTTCTCTATGTCCACCTTGCATTGTAGTAAGTGTAGGTGCTTTACCTTCTTGTGCATACACTCGCTTGATTGAGTCATGTCCTTTGAGGTCAGCAGTACCAACTCTAATCAATCCATCTTTGGACATGGTAGGGTTATCCTTGAGTACCATAGTACGTTGCTTACGTTCAATACTATTCCACCATACTGCACCATTGTATCTTGCAGTAAGACAATGAGACTTGCCATTGCTAGTCATCTCTTCAGTCTCATAGCCATCTTCAAGTATGTCTTGCATAGTCAAACCTTTGCATATCATAGGTGGTATAGTTATCTGCTCATAGCTATTACCTACACGTTTACCAAACCAATATAGTCTGTATCTGTTTTGTGCTGATACATACTTAGAGTTCAAAGCTTGTGGTTCAAATCCCATGTACTTAGAGATTACATCTTGAGATTTCTTAGCCATTCGTACATTCTCTAGCAG